AGATATTCGCTGCTGAGGATGCTGCTAAGGCAGAGATTGAGTTAAACGAGGCGAGACAGAATGCCGCGCAGTCTGCCATTGATGCCGCAAATGCTTTAATTGATGCCGCTAGCAAAATGATGGACGATGCAAACAGTAGAGCGAGTTCATCTATGAGCTTAGTTGAGCGTGCTGCTAACGCTGAAAAAGAGCAATACAATACATTGCATCAAACAAGATTGGACGCACTAACTAACGAGCATAGTGTGGCGATGGCCGCTATTGATGCTGAGTCTAGCGCGGCCAAATCTGCGCACGATGCTCAGTTAGAATCATTGAATAATCAGCGTGATGCGGCTAATGATTCTGTTAACGCTGCGCGTCAATTATCTGACTTATTGAAAAATAACGATATCGTTGGTGGTATGAGTTACGGCACTGCCCAGCAAACATTAGTTAAAATGTTGACGGCTGCGCAAGGTGGTAACTTACCCGCTTCTGATAGTGTTAGTTCAGTATTGCAAGGACTGGGCCAAGGGCGCACGTTTGGCAGTTCAACTGAAATGTCATTCGAGCAGGCCGTTAATGCTGCCAGGCTAAAAGAGTTAGGCGTTTATGCTGATAAACAGTTGAGCGCTGAAGAAAAAATGCTAGCAGGTATTGAATCTCAAATTGAGTGGTCTAAATCATCTCACGAAACTAATTTGTTAAGACTTGACGCACAAAAAGAGCTACTACAGCTAACATATGACGAAGCTGTTGCAGCTAATGACGAATGGCTTGCGATGCAAATAGAGGGCGTTGATAAGATAGTTGAAAGCGCACAGGCTCAATTAAACGCATTGCTTGGTATTGATGACAGGATTTTGACGCTATCTGATGCTATGTCTGAGTTCACGACTTCTGTAAACAATGCTATGATAGCGCAACAAAACTATGAGCAAACCAACGCACAGCAACAAAATGTTATTGCTAAACAAACTGAGTTGTTAGAAAAGATGGCTACGGAGCTTGAAGAAATGAAGTTTGCACAAAACTCGATAGCTAAAAATACAGCAACTAGCGCGAATGTTGCAGAGCGTAGCGAGATTGACGGTCAGGCGGTGAGGATAGTTACAGAATGATAGTTATAAAGCCTTATGCAATCACTGAATCGATGCTTGTTAGCGATATACCTGAGCCGGACACTGGTGAAACGGTATGGACGGCTGGTAGTTATTCGATTGGTGACGAGCGCATCAGCACGACCACTCACAAGGTTTATAAATCCATTGTTGATACCAACACGCTAGATCCTGAGCTTGATACTTACGACCAAAACGGGCTTGGCACAAAGTGGCTAATAGTTGGGCCAACTAACAAATGGGCTTTTACTGATGGGATTATAAGCAATCCATCTGTGGGTAACTCACCGTTAAACATGGATTTTACAGTAAGACGAAACGTTGACGGGGTAGCTGCATTTGGGTTAAATGGCGTATCATCTGCGCTGGTTACTGTCAATGACCCTGCCGCTGGTGAAGTTTACAATAGAGAGGTTAGGTTAACTGATAATAGCGCAGTGGTTGGCTTTTACTCTTATCTGTTTCAGCCAATCGTTAGAAAAACACAATTCGTTTTAATTGATTTACCGCTTTATGTAAACGCCACGGTTAGCTTTGAGTTTAACGGCTCAGACCCAATGGATATTGGCGAGATAGTTTTAGGCAAGCAAGTAAGCCTAGGTGTCGCAGTTTATGGCTCAGGCTTTAAATTAATGGACTTCTCAGTTGCTAACACTGATGAATTTGGGAACTTTACTGGCGTTACTCGTCGCAGATTTAGCAAGCTAGTTGATTTTGATGTTAGAATAGAGAAAAGTCGGTTAAACTTCGTCTATAACCAATTGTCAGACCTTCGAGCCACATCCGCTGTTTGGATTGGTGAAGGTACAGAAGATGACGCAACGCTTGCTTTAGGTTATTATAGGAATAATCAGATTAACATTGACGCGCCTAGTTATTGTTCGGCAACAATTCAAGTTCAGAGTGTAATATAAATGGCAGAAATAACACAAGTAATACCAGCGTACACTGGGACGCCACCAAACAGGTTCGATCAGCTTGAAGATGAATTTTCCGATAACGCTGATTATTTCGCGGCTTATTTTGCTTCGACTCCTACTGATTACAACACGTTTGCAACTCAGGTTAATTCTGTTAGAGATGAAGCTAATGGGTTTAAAGATGACGCAGCCGCAAGCGCTGGAATGGCTGAGGCTTATGCAGACTTAGCCGCTGATACAGCTAACTTTAAAGGTGCATGGTCGGGACTGGTTGGCGCGTTAAATACGCCCGCTGTAGTTGAGCATGATGGCGCAAACTGGCAGTTATTAACAAACCTTGCTGACGTTACAGCGAGTGAACCATCAATAACAAATCCAGACTGGCTATTTCAGTCTGGCACAAAATGGGTTCAAGTAACCGCTGATTCAACCGCGTACGCAAATGGTCAATATTTTGTTTATGCTGTTACCGGCGACGTTGATATTACGCAATCTGTTTTTTCACCAAATGACTTTCTGGTTATCAGTAACAGTTCAGAAAGCACTGATGTAGTTAGGCTGTTAAACCCAAGCAACACAATAAAAGGTAGCTTAGGCACAGCGAGTGCAGGGGATAATATTATTTTAGAAGCTGGCGAAACTATACATTTAGTTGCCAGAACATCGTCAATTTTAGGAGTGATAAATTAATGGCTGACGTGGCATTAAGTAAATTAATTAGTGATGGCGGACTTCCGAAACTCGCGCCTGATTTAGATTTTCCTTCTCAGTCTTTTTCTAGTGGTTTTAAAACATTGTCATTTACACCGGCGGGCAGTTTAACAACAGTGTTGTCATTAACCGGCAAATGGGCAATATCAACCCTTGCATTGTTCGGTATGACCGCAGAGACGCATACCATAAAGTTGACGGTTGACGGGGTGGTCATTTGGGATAGTACCTATGTGACGGGAACCTCACAGATGCTTTTGGGGTTTTCTAGCAGCTCAAATATTTTAAATTCAGCAAATGACACTGTTATAAAATGCGGCTCAAGCTTTTTATTGGAAGTGCAATCCGCTACTGATAACGATGAAGTATTATATTACAACGCGAGGCCAATACTATGAGCTTAAATACCATTTTTGACAATGGCACTCACAAAATGCAAAGCGCAGGTCGATTAGCTAATGAATCAGAATTAGCTAAAATGTGGAGAGACTCTGAGTTAAAAAATACTGATTGGATAGTGCCAGTAGCAGACCATCCACAATATGCAGCATATTTAGTTTACAGACAGGCTTTACGTGATTGGCCTGAAACAGAAGATTTTCCAACGACGAGGCCAGCACTATGAAATATTTATTAATTGCGTTACTGTTTATTACATCATCCGCTTTAGCCGGAATTAACGACCCGCCTGCTAGCGCAGTATGTGCAGCAGATCAAGGTACTACCGTTTATGGTTACAACGTTTGCGTATGGCCTACATTTGGCGCTGGTGGAGTGACAGACGAATACGGACTAAGAGCGGCTTATTTTGACAATGGAGCATGGATTTACTTAGCCGAAAGAACTCATTTTATATCTAACTTTACGAATGAGGTTTCGACAGACCAGTACTTTGCAACGTTTGTTGATGCTATTAATGAAGCTATCGAAACTGAATTAGCTCCATTCGGTGGTGGCAATGAGCCGGTAAGCGGTATAGCGAGAATACAATGGCTAGCAGGAAATATCGTTTTCTCAAACAATGCGGTTACATTTTAACCATGTTGTTGTTGGCATCTTGCGGCGGAGACTATAAAAAATTCGACGCTGTTAGTTATATCAATGCGAAAGCTTCACAGATTAAATTTATCAACAATAAAATAGAGGTGTAATATGGGCAACAAGACAAAAGGTAAAGGCAAGGGCGGCACTGGTAAAAAGTAATGACCGATGCCATTTTGATGGGCTGCTTTTTAGCGGCCCTTTATTTTAACAAGTTAATGTATCCGGCTGTATTGTC